AGCAAGTAAGATTGAACCGCAAGACGCAATCATAGGTTTTCAAGGCTCTAACGTAAACACCAATGTGCGTAGAAGTAAGGTTCGATGGATTACTAGAGATAACCAGGAACTAGGCTGGTTGTATCCAGAGATAACAAACCTATTCCATATTGCTAATCACAATGCCTTTGGTGCAGAACTGTGGCATTTAAACGAGTTACAGTTTACTGAGTATAACGCAGAAGACCAAGGATATTATAATTGGCATAATGATGTAAACTGGGATGATGGCAGGCCAGTGCATAGGAAACTTTCCTTTATCTGCCAGCTAACAGATCCAGCAGAGTATGAAGGAGGTGACTTTGAGATGCAACCATTGCACTTAGGAGCACCTAACCAAGAGCAGTTAAAGACACAAGGAACAGCACTAATCTTCCCGTCTTTCATAGTACACAAGGTAAACCCAGTAACCAAAGGCACTAGACACTCGTTGGTAGCCTGGATTGAAGGACCTAAATGGAGATAGTATGGCAACGCAAGCAACCGAAGGAGTTAAGCAAGTAACTGATGCCCTGTCCGTGGTGACAGTTATTGGCACGTTAGCAGAGATACTGCCTGCTATTGCGGCTCTGTTTACTATTGTGTGGACTTCCTTTCGCATCTACGAAACTGACACTGTTCAGAAATGGCTCGGTAAGAAATGAGTAGAAAAGTATCAGCAGTTGCCACAAGGACTAATGCCACTAAGGTTACTATCCTTACAGTACCTACTAAGAATACTGGCTACTGGAAGATGATGTACATTATCAGTCTATCTGGTACAGAGACTCCGAAGGTCTACTGGTATGATGCTTCTACCAACACTGAATACTTTGTAGTTGGCGGTAAGAACTTAGGAGCAGGCGACTACATTCTTTTAGACGGAAACACAGAAGTAGTACTACAAGCAGGCGATGAGATTCGTGTACAGAATACAGGAACTAACACTGTGACATATATTGCTACAGTAGAGTATGTACCAGAGCAAGCAGTCCAATTCCAAAACTAAGGAGATAATTATGCCAATGGTCGGAGAGAAGAAGTTTCCCTATACTCAGAAGGGCAAGAAAGAAGCTAAAAAGTACGCCATGCAGACGAACAAAAAAGTCAAGAAGAATCCTGCTAAGAAAATGAAGGGATACTAAAATGATGAAGCCAAAGACTAAAAAAGGTAAAGCTGAGAAGGTTGGTAAAGTTATGCGTGAGTACAAAGAAGGTACTCTGCATAGCGGTAAAGGCGGTCCAGTTGTTAAGTCACGCAAGCAGGCCGTAGCAATTGCTATGTCTCAGGCTGGCATGACTCGTAAACGTGCAGGTCGTGGACGATGAAACCAGGACTCTACGCCAACATCCACGCCAAGCGTAAGCGTATCAAGGAAGGTAGTGGCGAGAAGATGCGTAAGCCTGGAACCAAAGGCGCTCCCACTGCTAAGGCATTTAAAGAAGCTAAGAAGACTGCGAAGAAATAAATGGTTAAGAAGGTATATCAGAACCCAGAGGGCGGCTTAAACGCCAAAGGACGAGCATACTTCAAGGCTAAGGAAGGCGCTAATCTAAAGCCTCCAGTGTCATCGAAGCAGGCTAAGAAGTCTCCAAAGGCTGCTGCTCGTAGGAAGTCTTTCTGTGCTCGTATGGGCGGTATGCCTGGGCCTATGAAGGACGAGAAGGGCAGACCAACTAGGAAGGCACTAGCATTAAGAAAATGGGATTGCTAAATGGCTAACAAGACTTATCTCCAACTTGTCAATGATGTCCTTATTCGTCTGCGTGAGAATGAGGTTACATCTGTTACTGATACATCCTACTCCAAGCTGATTGGTAAGTTTGTTAATGATGCCAAGCGGCAGGTAGAAGACGCATATAACTGGAACGCTCTGTCAGAGACTATTACTGTTGCTACATCAACAGACTTATTTAACTATGTACTGACTGGCTCAGGCATTCGGTTCCGTGTCTTTGATGTAATTAATGACACCAGCAATTGGTTCCTGAACAATGCCTCTACTATGGAGATGGATGAGTGGTTCCTAGTTGATACGCCTGAGAAGTCTGCCCCACGTTACTTTAACTTTAATGGTGTGGACTCTAATGGCGACACACAGGTAGACTTGTATCCTATACCTGACGGGGCCTACACAATTAACTTTAACCTGATTAAACCACAGGCTGAATTATCTGCTAACGCTGACCAGATTAAAGTTCCTGCTGAACCTGTCATCTTTTTAGCCTACGCCAAAGCACTGGCAGAGCGTGGTGAAGACGGTGGACTGCGTAGCTCAGAAGCATACCAGTTATATCAGACCAGTCTGGCAGACCACATCTCCATTGAAGGTAATAAGTATCCTGACGAATTCCTCTGGGATCCAGTTTAATGGCTCAACCTACACAAACTGCCTCAATTGCTGCACCAGGATTCTTTGGACTAAACATCCAAGAGTCAGCAGTATCGTTGTCTTCAGGCTTTGCGCTTGAGGCTAACAACTGCGTCATTGACCGCTATGGTCGTATCGGTGCTCGTAGAGGATGGACACCAGTAAACAGTGCTGTCAATACTGACCTTGGTGCTGCCAATCCTGTGCAGTTCATGTTTGAATTGACAGATAATGGTTCTAGTCAGTTCCTAAGCGCAGGTAATAACAAGTTATTTACTGGCACTACCACAATGACTACGGCTACTGTCCGTAATCAGGCTAATAGTGCTAATATAACCTACACCATTACTGATAACAATTGGCAAGCTGCTGCTTTGCCATACGGCGATGGAACCGATGCAGAGCCTCACGCCTACCTAGCACAGTCTGGACATCCAACGCTGACATATCATCGTATGCCTACTCCAGGCACTGGCGCTACATTTTCAGTCACCACTGTATCTAGTGGAGTTATCACTGCCCTGTCTGTTACAGCGGCTGGTAGTGGATATAATGTAGGAGATATACTGACACTGTCTGGTGGAACAACTGCTGCTACGGTTACTGTAGCTACCTTATCTGGTACTGGTGTGGCTACTGTGACTATCACGACTGGCGGTGCAGGATATAGTGCTGGTAACTCTTTGACCAGCACTGTAACGACAATTATTAATCCACACTCACATGCTGGCTCTTATGGCTTTCAGAGATTAGGTGATATAGGTACTATCCCGCTAGGTTACTCTGTGGCTGATTTTAGCCCTAACTGCGCCCTTGCAGCCTATGGACGTATCTGGCTAGCAGACATTGCTGGCGACCCACAGACAATCTATTTTAGCCGCTTGCTGGACGGTTCTGACTTCCAAGGTGGTGACTCAGGGTCTATATCCTTAAACGCTGTGTTTCCTAATACTGACAAGATAGTTGCTCTTGCAGCGCACAACGGATTCTTAATTGTCTTTGGTCGCAACAACATTGCTATCTACTCCAACCCGATTGATGTCACTCTTCTGACACTTCAAGACTACATTCCTAATGTGGGTTGTGTAGCTAGAGATTCTGTACAGAATACTGGTACAGATATTATATTCCTGTCTGATGCTGGTGTTCGTAGTCTTCAGCGAGTCATTCAAGAAAAGTCTTTGCCTATGCGGGATATCTCTAAAAATGTTCGTGATGACCTAATGAGTAATGTGGCTTCTGAGACAGCGGCTAATATTAAGTCTGTTTACTATGAGCGAGATGCCTTCTATCTGCTTGCTTTGCCTACCACTAAGTTTGTCTACTGTTTTGACATGAGAGCACCGTTACAGGATGCGTCAGCTAGAGTGACTACATGGACAAACATAGAGCCTCGGTCCTTCTTGGTTACTAATACTAAAGACTTGTATATTGGCAAACCTGGGTATATTGGTAAATACTTTGGTCATACAGATAATGGTACTAACTATCGGTTCACTTATTATACCAACTACTTTGACTTTGATGCTCCCACCAAGGAGAAGATTATGAAGCAGATTGGCTTTGTGGTCATTGGTGGTTCTAACCAAGATGTGGCTGTAAAGTGGGGTTTTGATTACACAGAAAATTTCTTTGCTTTTACGAAAAAACTTGACACATCCATTGCTTACGAGTATAATATAGGTGAATACAATATTGCTGAATTCTCAGATGGTATTGTACTGGACAAGTTTAAGATTCAGGCTGGCGGCACAGGTGCTGTCATACAGATCGGCCTAGAGGCAGAGATTAATGGTAACCCAATTTCAATCCAGCGTATTGATGTGTATATTAAACAAGGAAAAACAGTATGAGTAATTATACCAAAGCCACTAACTTTGCGGCTAAAGATGCCCTGCCTAGCGGTAACGCTGGTAAGATTATCAAAGGCACTGAGATTGATACCGAATATAATGCTATTGCCTCGGCTATCTCATCAAAGGCAGATACGAACAGTCCTACCTTTACTGGTACTCCGCTAACACCTACTGCGTCTTCTACTACCAATAATACTCAGATTGCTTCTACAGCATTTGTTAAGACTGTAGTAGCTGCTGAGATTAGTGCTGCTCTGCCTGCTGGTACGATTGTTCTCTGGTCTGGTTCTGTAGCATCTATTCCTACTGGTTGGGTTCTGTGTAATGGTTCTAATAGTACTCCAGATCTGCGTAATCGGTTCATTGTAGGCGCTGGTTCTACTTACGCTGTAGACGCTACTGGCGGTTCTGCTGATGCAATTGTTGTAAGCCACACTCACACAGCTACTGTAACTGACCCTGGTCATACTCATACCTTATCACCAACTAATCGACAGGTGTATAACTCAGGTGCTAGCGGAACGGCTGGGTTAACTAACGGTGGTGAAACATTTACTCAATTGACCATGAGTTCTGCAACTACTGGTATTACAGTAGAAAACAGTTCTACAGGCTCATCTGGCACTAATGCAAACCTCCCGCCGTACTATGCATTGTGTTACATCATGAAAACTTAATGAAGATACCTGTTATTAAGACAGAAGACTTTATTATTTATTTAGAAGATAACGAAGGAATTGTTTTTATACACTGTGATGTTTTAGGTAATTGGAATAAGAAAGTAAAACAAAACTTATTAAAGTCTTTTGATGTTTTAACTAAAGAGTGGGATAGAGAACTTTATGCCTTACACACTCCAAACGATTCAAAACATGAAAAGTTTTTAAAGATGTTTAAGTTTAAGTATTTAACATCAATTAAAGGCAAGGACCAAAGTGACTACGATATTTATGTTTGGAGATAATCATGGGCGTTGAAGCAGCACTTATTGCATCAGGAGCAAGTTTAATTGGCTCATCAATGGCAGGAAGGTCTGCTGAAAGAGCAGCACGAACATCTGCAGATGCTCAGTTAGAGGCTGCTCGGATAGCGGCTGAAGAGCAGAGATTCAGGCCAGTAGGAGTATCGACTAGGTTCGGTACTTCTCAGTTTACCTTTGATGGTGGTCGGTTATCTGGGGCTAGCTATACCGCCTCTCCTGAGATTCGTGCATTGCAGGATAGACTATCTGCTCTGTATGGTACAAGTCTGGGACAGGCTGAAGAAGCACAAGCCGCAGCAATGCCTCTACAAGCCGCTGGAAGGCGTTTGTTTGGTTTGGGTGAGCAGTACCTAGCCGAGTCTCCAGAAGCCGCTAGAAATCGATTTATGCGAGAACAGCAGGCATTGTTAGAGCCTAGCAGGATGCGTGAAGAGGCAAGGCTTGGAGCAGGTGCTTTTGGTCGTGGTCGTGCTGGTCTGAATGTGGGCGCTACAGGACAGCCAGAACTCTTTGCCTTGGCTCAGGCTCGTAGAGAGCAAGACCTAAGATTGGCTGCTCAAGCTGAACAAGCTGCTCAACAGCGACTTGGTTTTGGTGCTGGCTTGTTTGGTACTGGTGCTAATTTATATGGCACTAGCTATCAGATGCCTGTTCAGGCTCTTGCCCCATTCCAGACTCAGTTTGGATTATCTCAATTGCTTGAACAAGCTGCACAGCAACCGCTGGATATCGGTGCTCAACTTGGTGGTCGTAGTGCCACTGCTGGTGCTAATGTTGGTCAAACGCTTCTACAAGGTGGTCTAGGTGCTGCAAGAACACAACTTCAGGGAGCTTTGGTTGGTCCATCACTTATGGCAGAAAGCGCATCACGGATTAACTATAACCAATTGTTTGATAGAATAATGGGAGGAGGTAGCGTAGCACCAGGAGTTAATGTTGGTGGTTTTGGTTATGCTGGTGCTCCTGCCACAACTTATGATCGTCCAGGTGCTGACTGGTTTGGTGGGTTTGGAGAAAGTCCGTATGCTCCTAGTAACTTTTATTATAGCAGCTACTAATAGGAATTAACTATGGCTATTCAATCTTTATTTGGTCCTTCTGTAGCAGATATACAGGAACTACGCAAACAACAAGCAGAACGAGAGATTGCTGCTTCTGGAGGAGAGTTTGGTGTATTTGCTCCTTTGTATCGTGCTGGTAGTCGTTTCGGTAGACAAGCTGCTGAAGGAATTAATACGCTTATGGGCGCTCAAGACCCAATGCTAAAGAAGGCTGCTGATATTCAGTCTGTATTGTCTAAATATCAAAATGAAGATTTGACTAGTAGTTCAGTGCTTGGTAATATTGCACGAGAACTAGCTGCAATCGGGTATTCTAACGAAGCTGTAGGAGTAGCACAACAGGCTGCTGCACGCAGACAACAAGAACTTGAGACTGGTTTCCGTCAGCGTCAGCTTGATATTAGTGAGCGTGGCTTAGGTTTACAAGAGCGTGGAGTAGCAGCAACGGAAGGTCGGTTAGAGTTCGATAAGAAGAAATTTACTGACATTGAACTTCCAACTTTATTGCGTCAGAACAAAATTACTGATGCACAGGTTAGAGAGATTGAAGCACGCATTGCTAATCTGGCTGCTGATAAGTTTAACTTTACTCCGATTAGGGACGCATTAGGAAATGTCAGCGGAGTCTTAGCTATCAATAAGTCTAATCCTAATGATGTTAAAACTATTAATAACTACGCCACCACCAGAACTACCTGAAGGAGTATCTCCCTAATGGCACAGGTTAATTGGGGTTCGCTATCTAACTCAGACTTAGAAGCAATTGCAAATAATCAATGGTCAAAAGTTTCTGAACCTGGATTAAAGTTAGTATCTGGTCAGGAATACGGAACACTAGAAACTTTAGGTCGGGGATTCGAGCGTGGAGTAACTTCTACTCTGCGTGGCTTATCTCAGTTGTTTGGTAACGATTTAGATTTTTATAATCGTGCTTTTGGTTATCAGACAGATTTAGAGAAGGAGCAAGAGTTCCGCACCATGATGGAGACAAACACTGGTGCTGCTGTCACTGGTGTATTAGCTGGTTCAATCGCTGATCCAACTAACTTAATTCCTCTTGCTCGTGCTCAGACAATGGCACAGTTTGTAAAGCAAGGAGCAACTGTTGGTGCTGTTGCTGGTGGATTAGAACCTACCTACGAAGATGAGTTTGGTGATTCTAGGATTAAGAACATAGCGATTGGTACTGGCTTTGGTGCAGCCCTTGGTGCTGGTCTTGGTAAGTTAGTAGGCAAAAGCGAAGCATCTAAGATTGCAGCAGTCGAACCATCTACTGGTGCTGTCCGAACAGCAGAAGAAGCAGCAGAGACTACTCAAGAAGTAGCCCCAGTTATCTCTCAGCAGCAGTTTAATCAACTACTAGATATCCAACGAAGGATTGAAGTAGGCGATGCTGTTACACCCGCAGAGCAAAGATTCCTTCGTGACTTTGAAAGTCAACTTCCTCCACTAACGGACGATGCTGTTAAGGCTTTTGAGATTCAGTCACGCATCAATGCTGGGGAGATGGTTACCCAGGCTGAACAACGACTGCTATATGATTTTAATAAGTTAGATAAACCAATCTTCCAGGCTCCTCCTTCGCCTATTAAGTTTATGGATGAGGCTGAGGCAGCAACTACACCTTTAAATAAGGCAGTGATAGAGGGCGGTTCAGAGACATCCATTGGTAAAGCAATGGCTGAGGCTGATCAACTTGCATTCAAGACTGGTGACTATAGGGACTACCTAAAGACTTCTGCTACTAGGTTTGCTAATATTCGACCTGAGCAGTTTGCCAGGATGATAGACCCAAATAATCCCTTTAGGGACGCTAATGTCAAAGTCCTAGTGTCAAAGACCGAAGGAGATCAGGAAGCCCTCCAGCAGGTCTATGGGGCCTTACAGGGGCGGTTTAGATACGAGAGACAAACTGGTAAGTCTTTCCAGGAAATTACAGAGGAAGGGCAGCGTACTATACCTGAAGATGTGGCTGTCGAAGCACTGCTAAATAAGAAGGTTCAAGAGCTACTGCCTCCAGAGGTACTGGCCTCAGCAGTCAAAGCCACCAGGACAGCGATTGATGACTTGACACAGGCCAGGGAACTTGCTAGAGTGGCTAAGGAACTAGGCAGTGAAGAAGGATACGCTGTACTGCAGTCCATGATGGGCAAGGCTGCTAGTCTTCTGGCTGCTGTCGAAGGTAACGCAAGTAACCTGGGACGGGCACTGGCCTATCAGAAGCGCCTAAACCAGCTTATCAATCAGAATCAAAAGATTATTCCATTCTTAGGTGGTCGTTCATGCTAAAAGTAGATGCCAAATGTAAAGAGGCAATTGATTCATTCTTTAAAGGTCTTGATGATCTTGACAGAATGAACATGCTTCCTGGTGAAAAGGCTAAGGCACAAGCTAACTTTGTAAACCAGACATTAAAAGAGCCACGGTTTAGGGACAAAGTAGCAGAGTTTGTTGTTAACTCTTACATCTCTGGTGTAGGTACGATTGCTGTTAACGCTATGTCTGCCCTTGTCAAAGCCCCACTGGCTATCACAGAAAGATTCTTACTAGGTCTTATGCCTGGAAACTCTGTTCGGCTGCAAGAGTCTGCATCGATGATGCGTGGATTCTTTGAAGGCATGGCAGAAGGTATTGACTTTGCTAAGGCTGGCTGGGCTAGAGGAGCACCATTAGATACGACTGCTAACATTGACCAGATTAAACAAGCTATCGGTGGATCAGCGAACTCATCAGAGTTAGAGAAGAAAATTGGTGCTGTGGTTCGTATGCCTACTAAGGCATCAGTAGCCATTGATGAGTTTTCTAAGGCTATCTTTCGTAGGATGCAGTTTAATGCTGTGGCTGAGAGACTGACTCGTGCTATTCCTGATAGTAAATTAGGTGGTATGACGAGAGAAGAGTTGTATCAGAAGCTGCGTCAAACTGATATCGGCAGTCTTACTTGGGCAGATGAGCTTAAGAAGATTAACCCAGTACTGGCAGATGATATCACTAACTTTGCTAAGAGTCAGACATTCCAGGCAGACTTAGGTAAGCTAGGTAACAGCATGCTAAGGCTTCGGGCAGAACACCCTGAGCTTGTGTTCATTGCACCATTCATTAAGACACCTATTAACATCCTTAAAGATGCTCTGTCTTATACGCCTGCTAGTCTGTTTATGAAGCAGTTTAAAGGCAAGAAGGACGAGGCACTAGCTCGTACTATGATTGGTGCTGGCCTAGCCTCTATGACTGCGTACCATGTTTCTCAAGGTAATCTGACTGGGTCATATCCTAAAGATGCTGGTCGTAGAGAAGCTATGATTGCTGCTGGGATACCTGAGTACTCTGTTAAGATTGGTGATACATGGTATTCATATGCTCGTGTTGAACCACTAGCTACGGTGATGGGTGTGTTTGCTGACTCTGTCGAATCATTGCGTGACTACTACAGCAAACCAAAGGCAGACAGGAAAATCCAAGAACTTGCGGTTGATGGTACTTTAGCTATCACCAAGAACCTAACCTCCAAGACCTTCTTAGAAGGTATTACTGGTGTGCTCCAGGCTGTGCATGACCCTGAGCGTTATGGTGGCAGCTTTATCAATAGCTTTGCTGGCCTTGTAGTTCCTGCTGCAGTGGCTCAGTTTGCTCGTGTACCTGATCCATACCAGCGTGAAGTTCGTACATTTGATGAGGCACTACAAGCTCGTATTCCTGGCATGCGTGAGGACTTACCAGTTAAGCGTGACATACTTGGTGAACCTAAGCCTAACTTATCTTATGGATTATCTGGTGTCGTGGGTATTGCTGCCAGACCAACAGAACAAACTCCTGTGCAGCGTGAGATTCAGTCTATTGGGTTTAAATATGAGGCAGTACCCAAAAAGATTCGTGATGTAGAATTAGATACTTCTACTTATGAAAGGTATGCCAAAGTATCTGGCGAATTAGTAGAGAGTCAACTAAACCAGCTAATCAATACACCTTTATATCAAAATTCTAATAAGTTAACTAAGAATATATTGATGAAACGTGTAGCAGAAAGAGCTAGACGAGCAGCCACTAATCAGATTCTGGTTGAGCAGTACAATAGCAATCCAGAATTTGCAGCAGAATTTCAGCGAAAGCGACTACTCGGTAAAGGCATAGAGGTCGGTGAGTGATCCAGCACAAACAGCCAGGGCTGCACTCTCTGGAATAAAAGAAGCTGTACAAATTGGCAGGGAAATTAAGGAGACTGCTAACGAAGTCAATGCCTTCCTAGACGAAGAAGCCAAAGCTAGACTAGCCTGGAAGCGTAAGCAGCAGCAGATTGAACGCCGTGGTGACATGATGTTCATGACTGCCTATGAAGAATACAAAATCATTAGGCAGATTAGGGACGCAGAGCAGGAGATGTACAGGCAGATTGAGCAGGAGTATGGCAGGGCTGCTGTCTCTGAGGTCAAGTCTCTTATCACGCAGATGCGTAAGCAGCACCTAGAGTTAAACGATGATTTCTACCGCAAGCGCATGGAGACAAGACGAGAGATGTTTTGGATATTGGTTGTATCTGGGTGTGTGTATGGTGTGTTTAAATTCATGGGGCTAATGTAATGATTACACTTCTATCTACTCTTGTGTCCTTCCTCATGGGCGGTCTGCCCAAGTTCCTAGACTTCTTCCAAGACAGGTCAGACAAGAAGCATGAGCTTGAGATGGCTCGTATGCAGACTGAGCGTGAGCTACAGATGGCAGAGCGTGGCTTCTTAGCACAAGCTAAAATCGAGGAGATTAGGACAGACCAAGTAGCCATGCAGACAGCAGTGCAGGAACGACAAGCCCTGTATGCACATGACATCGAGATTGGTAAAGGAGCCTCGCAGTGGGTTGTTAACCTGCGTGCATCAGTACGTCCATTGATTACTTATGGTATGTTCGTGATGTTGCTCTTTGTCAACATCTTTGGATTCTTCTATGCCTGGAAAACTGGTGTACCTTTCGAGCAGGCTATGTCAATCCTTTGGGATGAGGACAGCGCCATCATCTTCTCAAGCGTGATTGCCTTCTGGTTTGGTACTCAGAGCTTTAAGAAATGAAAGTACCAAAAGAATGCATCGACATGATAAAGCATCATGAAGGCGTTAGGACTCGCCCTTATCGTTGTCCTGCACTTCTATGGACTGTTGGCGTTGGTCATGTCATTGACCCATCACATATTGGAGTAAAGCTAGATGAGCGAAAGAACATACCAATCCCACCAGGATGGGACAGAACCCTTTCAATGGCAGAAGTGGACGACATACTATCCAACGACTTGGCTACGTTCGAGCGAGGCGTACTACGACTGTGTCCTTCTGGTCTTACTCAGTCTCGCTTTGACAGCCTCGTTTCCTTCTCTTTCAATGTTGGCCTCGGCAATCTCCAACGCTCCACAATAAGGATGAAACACAACCGTGGAGAATATGAAGGTGCAGCAGAAGCCTTCATGGCTTGGACCAAAGCAGGCGGCAAAGAGCTACCTGGATTGGTCAAGCGCAGGAAAGACGAGATGGCTCTATACCTAAAATGAGCATGATCGTGCTAAATTTTAGCATAAAGCTATCATTTAAATAATAAATGAGCACATTGTACTAAATTTTAGCATAAAGTCTACCATCCAAATAGAACACGGACAAACAAGAAGTCTACTACAAAGTAGTTTGTACCGTCTTCTGGGTCTTGGACAAATTCAAAGCCCATCATTATACCAGAAATTAAACTTAATTCCATTTTCATATTTCGCAATGCCCCGCTACACAGGCTAAGGTCTGTGCTCCTTCAACATTATCATCTTCTTCCTTAAGATTATCCCATGCAATATCGCTAGGCATCTTAGCAAGAAGTTCCTCATACTGCTCTTTGCTGCACTCCTCATAAGGTGCTTGACGATAAGTGCCTCCATCCCAAGGCAGGAACGATATACCAGAGATTTCATCGA